TGTGCCGTCATATGACGTACCGAGCAGTAGATAGGGCTTGACCAAGTCACCATCCACAACCGGCGCACCATCGCCAACCCGTGCCAGTGCCCAAACCCGGCGGCCTTCCGATAATGCCCCGGCCGTCTCCATCTGAAACCCGCCAATGTCGGTTAACTTGCGGAAAAAGTCCATTACTTCGGCCGGTTGCACTACGCGATAATCTTTGCTCACTACTGCCAGCGGCGCGCCCGTATCGCTGCGCGTTAGTACTTTGCGCTCCGGCCAAACCTGCAAACCGGTTACAGCGGGGGTCTCATACTGCACGTTACAAGCTTGCACCGAATAACCTAGTCCGGCCTCGCGTGTCCAAGTGTCAATGTCGGCCCCTTCGCTCAATTGCTGGCCTAAGCCATGCCACGGGGTACGGCCAGCGTATGCAATTGCAGCGCGGCCGGTTGTCTCGTCGATCATATGTCCCATGATAACTTTCTCCATTCTATTATCGCGGCCCCCGGCGGGGGCCTGTCCGATGCGTCAATAGTCCAATATTTGCGGCCGCCTTGCCAATTGTATTTTTTAATCAACTTCGGTCGTTGAATAGGTCGGCCAGCCACCACAACGCGAAAATTATCAAAACCGCGAAAATTAGCATGGCAGCACCTCGCGGCCAACATCACCCGCGACATGATGACGCAGCATCGATCCCGGCGGCAGCGAACGAGCAAAAGCGCGCAAAGCTTCCGCATCATTCGGCGCACCGCTTGATCGGGTTTTGTGCCACTGGATAGCGGTCGGTCCGCTTGCGGCATAACAGCCGCCATCGTCAGCCGTGCCCACTTTCTTTTTCCCTGTGCCATGCGCGACAAACACCACGACATAATCGCGGTCGGCCCGGGCGCACAATGGGCGGCCGTTTCCGCACTGCTGGCAGGTGAACGTGTCCGACAATTCGGCAGGGCATCGAACAAATTGAACCCCAGCGACGCGCTGCGGCCAATGCTCGGCCGTATCCAACGGCGCAGCATATACAGCAGGGCGGCCGAGATCAAAAGCGCGCAAAGCTTCCGGCACGGTATCGCATGACGCATTGATGACGGTTTTTCCGGCTTCCGGTAGCGGCAGTGCATCAGCGGCAAAGTGAGAATAAGTCCAAGCTTGGCCATTACGAGGAACCGCTTCCATTACAGCGCGCAAGTACTCAGAATCAATCTGATTTGTACCGGTCTCGCTTTTTGGGTGTAGCGCGCAGGTTTTCGGGCAGGTCCCGAAAGTTTGATGCTCCCCAGCGCGATACGTCACAGCAATCGGGCCGGTTTTTTTGTTCGAAGATATTGCGACAGTCTTTAACATCTCTCTCTCCTCTCTAAGTGTCGGACAATCCGACAACCACATAATACTATTTCCGCTCAGATACACCAATTGATTTTTTCTAAGGCTTTTCCTCCCCTAATAGAAAACCTCTAAGCCGCTGCCAATCAACAGCATTTGAGGGCCAGCGGATTACTGGATCAACGCGCAAACCGTCTCGGGCAATATCCATCACTTGGCCGCCGTGATAGAGATTAATAATCGCAACGCGCTTGCCAATAGGCAAATGCTTTACGAGCAAAAAGGCATTGCAGCAATATTCCCAATGCCGAAACAAAAACGAGATTTGATGCGGCCGCAGATCAACCTTCAAGCCACGCTGCACAACCTTATTTTCCAAAAAGCACACTCGGCCGCTACCACGCTTGTCAGCAATAACCATATCAGGGAAGCCGAGCGAAGCCAGCGATTCAACCCGGGATATATCAACATCGGGCAAATGCGTTTTGATGTAGTCCGAAAAAACCGATTCAGGTTTTTTCGCCATCGCGGTCTAGCTCAAAAACGTCTAGCGGGGGCTCTTCCACCGGCAGGGTAAAGGCAGGGTCAACATCTTTCTCGGCGCTCTCGCGAACGTCGGCAGGGTTCAGGTCAATAATCGCCGTAGGCGGGGGGCCGCCGTAAAGCTTCTTCAGCTCATCAAGCTTGCGCTGCACTTCTTCCTTCGACATCGAATCAATCGTGCCATGCCGGATTTCTTTGCGCTCGACGTAAATAGTCCCCAAAGCTTGGCCGCGCCGATACTCGGCCTGTACAGCAGCAGCATAAGCACCGGCTTCAAGGGCCTTATCCCGAATCAGTTGCAGGTCCTTCATGTGCCGCTCATAGCTGGTGTTGTACTTCGAAGCCAACTCAGCGCGATATTCTTGGATTGCCGCGACAATGTGCGGATTCAGGTCTGGGTTAGTTAGCTGCCACGCCATCACTGACGCGCTGCTTTCCTTATATCCCGCCCGAATAGCCGCTTCTTTCAGAGTTACTCGGCCGTCCCCAGAGACATACTCGGTGACAAACTTCCAATGCTTGGCCGTCATCACCCGCTTGCCTTTGCTCTTTAGCTTCCCAACATCCGAGGCCATCCGCTTGGCGGCCTTTTTGGGGATTACAGGCGGCACATTCCAAACATCCCGCTTAGTCATCTCAGTCGGCCCTCCAAAGCCGCCAACCGCCCTCTACGCGCCTCAAAGTAAACGTCCAGGAGGGTTCCTGCTTCCGGCCGTATCTGACGGCCGCTACACGCGCCGATGTAGCCTTCTTTGGGTCCTTGAACATAATGCTATCCCCCGGCTGCATATCGCCAAAAGGGTATTGGGTTCGGCTGATTGGAATATCAATGTTGCGATCAATTTCAAACATCTTAAACTCCCTGTATCAACTGAACAGATAATAGTCAACGAAACACAGGTAGTCAAGGAACAATGGCCATCGGGAAACCAAGTGACCTATATAGAACTTTTTTGGGGTAGTGTAAGTTTTTGGATTCAAAAAAACTTTCTCGCGGATCTCCCCTGTATTTTTCGTTTTTCTTACGTTTCCATAATATAAACGTCTGTTCAACGACTAGCTGAAAACCCGCATAAACACTGACTTATTACGCCATTACGTCTATTACGCCAAATTCTACAAAAAAAATTTATTTTTTTCATTGACCCCAAAAAAGTTCTATAGGGAACCCTCAAAAAGCATATAAAAACCCGTTTCTATAACTTTTGAATCTAGAAATTTGTGTTGATTCTCAGAAAAAAGTAGCCTATAGTAGCGTCAGTACAGCAGCAAACAGCAGTAATTCACCTACACTTTGAGAAAGGATAGCGTATGGATTGGGTATTTTGGTTGTTCATTGTGCCGATTGGCTTGTTCTTCTGGTCCGCTTTCCTCGGTCTGTTCGCCGTTCTTATCGGCGCTGTGATTGAGCTTTTTGAGGACCGCTGACATGGAGACGCTGACGAAGTATCAAGCTTTGATTGAATCTGAGTGGGATGAGGAGCCGTGTTTCTTGGGTGTTTTGTATTTTGCCGAGCACAGGGGTTCTTACAGCCGCTGGGCCACTTCGACGGGTCTGGAGTACTTTGGGTACTTCGAGGTGACGTTTGAGGTTCTACGGCCCGATATGACGGTCTGGCGGGAGGCTGAGGAGGAGTTACGCTGGAATAAGCGGCTGCGGGAGTATTACGAGAACGAGATTATTGATCAATTGGAGGATAACTGAGATGACCAAGCAGACAGAAGCGGAGCGACTGACGGCCTTGTTTAAGCAGCGTTCGATTGAGCGGTCCAAGGAATATCGATTCAGTTACAACAAGGTTTGGGAGAAATTAGCGCCGTATAAATTGGACGATAAGTATTTGTTATCAGAAGATCAACTACGAGAAATTTTGCAGTTCGCGCGCCACGGTGCGATGTGGGATGAGCGTGACCGGTGTGTACGGGTATGTGAGTGGAATGCCGAGAATGCGGTAACGGAGGGGGCGAAGAACATTTATTGGTCGTTAGCGGATGAACTGGAGGAGGCGTATGAGCCCTAAATTACTCAAGTATGTATTTCCCGCCCTATTGGTGGTGTGCCAGATGGGGTATGCGGCGGACGAGTGGTTGGAGATGCCGAACAAGGCGGGAGGGCGGATTTTGCTGCTAAGTGGCAAGTGCACGGGTCGCGGTTCGGAGAACGGGAGGATGGTAATCACGACGACTCCGGCGGGGCCGAACATGCATGGGTGTTGGTACATGTTTGCGGACATGATTCACATTGTGTGGGATGACCGGAGCACATCGTCGTTCAACCCGGATGATTTTGTTTACAAGAAGGCGAAGTGATGGGGGCGACGAAGTTTTGTACGAGTTGTCAGGTGACGAGGCCGGTGGAGGGCGGGTTACGGAAGGTGACGCGCGGTGTTCCTCGCTGGATCTGTCGTTGGTGTTTAGCGAAGGTGGCCCCCGGTCCAAGAGGAGAGAAAAATGCTTGATAGAAAAGTGGTTATTCGTTTAGCACGGGAAGCTGGATACGATGATGCTGAATCGCATTCAGGGCGCTTACGGACGTTTGCCTTGTTAGTTATGGCAGAGGCGTGTAACAAGATGGTAGACGACATGCCGAATTCGGAAATCGTGAAGGCGGCAATAGAAGATGAGCGCGAGGCGTGTGCGAAGGTGCTGGATGAGATGGCGGCGAAGGACAAGCTATCAAACTATTACGTTGTAGCTGCATTAGCTATCCGCGAGAGGGGTGCGCCGTGATTAATGAAGAAGAGACAAAACTCCGCCACAGCTACGGCTGTGTGAAGGAGACGGACATGATCAAGTTAAAGCGGCATCCGAAGAAGTTTGCAATCGTGGAAAGTCCGCTTGGCAGGGAGCGTAGGAAGTTCAGTATCTTTGACCTTGAGCGGTACGACAAGAATCGGCCGGAGAAGGAGAGGAAGTATTACCAGAAGGTCCTGATTGATTGCATTACCGGCACGATGTACGACTTCATGAGTGGGCAATGTTTGAGTTCCACTCGTTTACGAATTGTTGATTAAGGAGGAAAGCATGTTAGACGATAGCGCACGGCAGTATTTGATTGAAGGGCATAGACGCTTCGAGAAGACCAAGGATCGCACACACATTGACGATGCGATTCGCTTGGTGCAGACCATATCGCCGGGGAGTTTTTTCCAAGGCGATAAGGATAAGACGATGGAGAAGCGAGTTTTCTTCCATGCTCCGTTTAGTGTGTATTGGTCTGGTACAGCAGTAACATATGAGAATGCATATCCAGTGATGAAGAGGGGAGAGAAATGACGTTTGACACGATCAACTACAAAGCAGCATGGGAATGGATTAATAAAGTGTGGGCCAAATCGTTTGTAGCGGTAGGGTTCATGTTAATTGGTTTGGGCGTTGGTGGGACGATGGCAGAGAGCAGGATTGTTTCTGACTGCAAATTTGCTGGTTCGTTTCGCGTGGATATCCAAGCGTTTTCCTGCCAGAGGAAGATTTGAAGTACGTCTTAATTTTGGTTTTTTATGCGGTGGTTGGGTTTGTATCGCTCTGCTTTTTGATTGAAGCATGGGTAGAGGACCCAAACACCTTTCTCCCGCAGCGGGAGCCAATACAAAGGAGATGGTGATGGGAGAACAATTCGAAGAGCAACAGTACATAGCTAGTGAGGCCGTTGTAGCGCTGGATAAGATGATCGAAGGCATGATGGAGTTGGAGCAGATCGGGCTCCACGCTTATGTGGCCACGCATTCGAATGTATTGATGGCGGCGCTGACAATGTCGAAGGAGGTCATCATGCGGTTCTACGGATTGACGGATGATCCGATGACGGGCCACGATGTGGATGACTTTGTAGAGTTTATTGTGGATGAGGTGAACCAATGAGCGCGGGTGTACGGCCGGAAGGCTTTGGCGAGTACATGGACACGATCCGCGATGCGTCAGTCACGGTCATTCAATCGTTAGGCGAGTACGAGCAGAAGGTGGTGGTCCCTGCGTTAATCATGGCGTTAGTGAGCGCTTGTCGCAGTATCGCAGATGAGGAAGAGGCACCATCGTTCGAAGTTATGGTGTCGTTGATTCACGAGGGCATAGACTCGTTGGCGAATGACTTCCTCAAAGGTGATATAGATAATGGGCATTAAGGAGAAATAGCATGAAATTCAAAGTTGTGGGTGATGATTACATGGTGGTGCCAGAAACGCATATTTACGGAAGTGGCGTAAGTGCTCCGCATGTCAGCTTGTTGGACGACTTCAAGTGGCGGCCGGGGGCAAATGTACAGGCGATTTGGCGCAAGCATGGGTGGGTGCCACCGACAGAGTACCGCGAAGATTATCTTTTCAAGCATAACCGTGAGGAACACTGAAATGAAGAGGAAGCCGGGGAGACCTAAAGGCAAGAGCAATGAAGGGCCGTTGCCAGCACACACATTGTTGGATCAGATCAAGTATGAAATGCATTTCACCTCCGATGGCCAGTTGTGCGATCTGCTAGGTGTATCGAGGGCCACCATATCCAAGATACGCCATGGGGTCAATGGCGTGAGTGGGGACTTTATTATTAAGGTGCATAAAGTCTTGGGTTGGCCCATTGAAAGGATTGAGGAGTTACTCGAAGATAGAGGGAGATGGTAAAAATGACACGAACACTACATCCGAGCCAGAGAACCATTTGCGTTTCAAATAGGTTTATTCATAGTGATTTATCAGAATTTGGTAATTTAGAATTATCCATAACGCTGTGGAATCATGATACTGAAATACCTGAGGATTGGCATACAACAGATACTCTGATGGAATTGAATTTAGAGTTTACTGTTGAGAGCCTTATCCAAGACATGCTTTTTGCCTATGAAAGCGCGTATGACGATGAAGGCGGTATTGTTATTTCTTCATACTACAAAAAAATTGTAGAAAAATTTAAGGAAGATTTTCAAGAGGCATTAAACACGCTTAATAAAATTAATTTTTATGATTATGACAGTCAGGAGTTTTTAGAATGAAAGATTCTCCAAACTTAGCTAAGGTGAAATTGATCAATGGGAATGAGATTGAGCGCTTGGCGAGTAACTTGGAAGATCGAGCGCGTGATGAAGATGATTTGATAGCAGCGAAGTGGCTGAGGAGCTTGTACGTAGTTGCTGATGCTGCGCGTGATGTAGTGATGGCCAATACGTATCAAGGTAGTAAAGCTGCATACGATCAGCTATGGGATATTTTCCGTGGCAAGAAGGAGGAGTAATGGGACGAAGAAAGCCGAGATGGGCAGAGATGGATGACAGTCTTTGTCTTGTAGATAGCGATGGGATGATCCTAGCCAGAATACAGAAGCAATGGAAGGATGCGACGTATCGCTATAACGATAAAGAGTTCATCGATGCGCGTTCGGCGATGAAGTTCGTCGAGGGTGAGAAGTTCACCGAGGTTAAATAATTACTTCGCTTCACCCCAGCTAGGTCCAACCTCGACATCCACACGGCTGGGGATTTCCATCCCAACACAGTTAGCCATGATCTCGGCGGCGCGTTCGGCTTGAGCGCGGTCTTTCACACTGATCACCAGTTCGTCGTGCACTTGCAGGAGGAGGTTTTCTCCGGCCTCATGTAGTGCAACCATTGCTCTCTTGGTTTGATCTGCGGCTGATCCTTGGATGAGGCGGTTTAGGCCTTTGTAGGTTCCTGCGCGCTTGATCCTCGGTCCATATTCCACCAGTGCCTGTTCGTAAGGCATGGCCTTGTTGACCCCGTACTGCATTGGCTCCCACAGGGGGAAGCGGCACTTTCGGCCCAAGAGGGTGCGGATCGCGCCATTGGCCGCAGGATTGTCGATACGGCGCATCACAGAGTTTACCGTGCCTTTTAGGAAGGGCACCTTCTTGTGAAAGGTGTCGATCAATTCCTTGGCTTCCTCGTGGGTGAGATCGAGCTGAGTGGCAAGCTTGGCTACGCCCATGCCGTACATGAGGCCTAGACCGATGGTCTTGGCGGCCTTGCGTTTAATCCCAGCCATGTCTGCCACCATCTGGTGGAAGTCGGTATCAGGGTTGTTGCGGTAGGCATCAACCATGAGTTCTGACCCCGGCAGGTCCAATAGCGAGGCGTAGTGCACCAACAGGCGCGGCTCTTGGGAGGAGAAGTCATTAGAGGCCCACAGTTCGCCTTCTTCTGGCAGGAAGAGGGAGCGCACCAGCGGTCCGATGGTCTCGTGTCGGGCAGGGACCTGTTGGAGGTTCGGGTTAGCCATGGAGAGACGGCCGGAGACCGTGCCGCCTTCGTCGGAGCGGAGCTGGTTGATGTGCGGATGAATGCGCCCTGTCTTGGCGGAGAAGTCCAGATAGGGCTGTAAAAACGTACTGTGGGTTTTGTTGGTCTCCCGGGCCTCAATGATGAGCTTGCCGATGTCGTGGGGACATTCTTCCAAGTAGGACTTCGTAAAGCTAGGTACTCCAGATGCTGATCTGGGGTAACTTATCCCAAGTTTGTCGAATGCTTTAGCCACAGAGGCGGCGGCCCAGATATCTACGCCGATGCCGGACAGGCTCTTTATTTGAGCTACCAGCGCGCGCTCTCGTTTGACAAGGTCTTCAATAGTCTTCTCACAGCGGTCCCGGTCAAAGCGAACGCCCTTGGAAGTTATCGATAAAAGGACAGGAAGAAGCCTCGTTTCGAGGTCAAAGATGGATTCAACATCTTCCTGACGCAGTTTGATCTTGAAGGCTTGCCAGAGCTTCAGCGTGAGCGCAGCGTCCTGTTCAGCGTACTCGCCCACGTACATAGCCGGAAGCTTCCACAGGCCCTTTTTGGGGTGCACACCGAAGTCCCCGGCGGCTTCTTTCAACCCTGCTTCGCTCTTTACCTCTTTGAGATAGTCGAATCCAAGGGCATTAAGCGAGTAGGAAAAGCGGTTTTCGTCGATCAGGGGCGCGGCGATCATCGTGTCCAGAATGCGGCCGTTGATCTTGAATCCTGCGGCCTGTAGCCATCCACAGTCATAGGCTGCGTTATGCATAATCTTGTCAGCAGGGGTGGCAAGAACGTCCGCGATCCACCGCTCCACACGCTTTTTATCGAGATTTCCGCCTCCGGCATGGGCAATAGGGTAATAACCTGACCAACCGTCCACGGCCACAGCGTAGCCGACAATGAAGCCGTCATTGCGTGGCCATCCGGGGCCCATGGTTTCCATGTTCGGGTCACAGGTCTCCAAGTCGATGGCGATTTCCTTGGCCTCGGAGAGGTTTGGGAAGGTCTCAGGCGCTACCCAATCGGACTTGACGGGGAACAGTGGGAGGCTTTTCACAGGCGAAATCCTTTGTCGTATTGTTTGGGCATCACTAAATGCAGGGTTTTCTTGGTTCTTGTAATGGCCACATACAGGAGCCGGTTCACGCTGTCTGAATCGATGGAGTATTCCTTGGCAAACTTGGGGGAGAGGTCCATTAATACGACGACATTGTCAGCTTCACCGCCCTTGGCACCATGGATGGTGGAGAGCTTGAAGCGGCCGAAATTCGATATCTTGTAGCCCCTCCGCAGGATGGCGCGCAGGTATTCCCGCTTGTCTTCACTGACCTTGGTTAGCGCCTCATGCCAGACGGCATCGGTCAAAAGACCGTAGTCTTTACTAAGGGTGGATAAATCGTACTCAATGGCATCGACGGTGCCTTTGAAGTTCCGGTGGCCTCGGGCCACGTCTTTCGGGCCAAGGTATTTGTAGAGGTTTTGGACCTCTGTGATACTGAGTGTCAGTCCTTTGCGCAGCCGCTCCCAATCGATTACCGCTTTGAGGATATTGGGCGCGACACTAGGGATGTGGTTACGTTCAAAGAGTACTCCATTCCCTTTGAGCCACTCATGCACTGGATTGAGCAGGTAGTTTGTACTAGCGAGGACAAGCCATTCTCCGTCATCAAATGGAACGTCTTCGAAACGACCATACTGTCTAACGGTGCCAATGTAGTCACGTGGGAACCAAGTTTTATCTTGGCGCTCCCGGATTCTTCCGACAACCCGATTTGCAATGTCGTGAACGGACGAGGGGATTCGGTAGGATTGTTGTAAGACATGGATATCGCCATCAAACTCTAAGAATGATTTAACGTCTGCTCCGGCCCACGTAAAGACAGCTTGGTCATCGTCACCGGCGACGAACACACGATTAGAACGGGATACTAGTTCGCGCACCAAGTTCCACTGTAGGCGAGAAAGGTCCTGTGCTTCATCAATGATAAGTACTTCAAGCTTTGGTAATCGGTGCGGCTGCAAGCAAACGAGTTCTAGTAGGTCAGTGAAATCGAGCAGGTTGCGTGAGGCTTTGTAATGGCGATACGTGCGCTCAACGAACTCGAAGTGATGCCACTCGATGTCGATTCTGGATTGGTTGTAGTGCTTGCGTAGGTCAACGCCGCGAATCCGAGCGAGGTTGATTTCGTTCAAAATTGGATTGTCGGCTTTGGCAATGCCGTCCTCATCTGAATTGAGCATGACTTGAATCCCTGCTTGCTCTGCGAACTCTTGATAGTGTTCGGGCTGCATGATGTCATCACTCTTCACGCCAAGACAGTAGAAGGCGAGGCTATGCAGTGTTCTGAAGTAGGGGAAGTCGGTCTTCGCATTTAGGTGCGGGAACTTGGTGATGGCCCTGTCGCGCGCTTCGTTAGCTGCTTTCCTTGTGAACGAGAAGTAACCGATGCGCATTGGGGATACACCGTCCTTTAACTCGGTCTCGACTTGGTTCAGCAAGTACGTAGTCTTCCCTGAGCCGGGAGGTCCGAAGACTTTGCGCACGGCTGTCATAGCTGTGGCCCCTGTTGAACAGCTTCAAACAGCTTTCTAATTAGCGCAGGGTTGTCATCAACAGGTGCGCAATGCGAGAAGAGATGGAAGTCACTAAGACGTGCATACTCGCGCATCTTTGTCCCGGACATACCTCGGATATCTGTTGCATCCGCGCGCCGCGATCCAGCCGATACGACTTCGAAGCGAGGAAAGTAGAAGAACTCATCTTTGCCATTCATATCATTCAGTGTGTCTTCGTACATATCTACTCTATCGCTCCCGGCCACCAAGATTAAGTGCCGAGTACCTGATTGATAGAGTTTACGTAGCTCATGAACGAAATGCGATTCGCACAGTGAGAAGTTTGTATTGGGGAAGAACTCATTCAAAAAAGCAAGCTTTTCTGCTGGAGGCAATGGGTTGCTGCTGTCATGCGTTGCCGTTACCGCGATTAGATGATCAGCGCCAAACTTCGCGGCGATATCTTTCACAGTGTAGATCAGTAAGCCGTGACCTTTATGCGGCGGATTCATTCGAGCAAAAGCGAAGACGGTGGTCTTTGCGTCTTTACCTATAGCGCGTTGTCGCAGGAAGTTTTGTCGGCTGAACTCCTGTCGATCAACAATCTTCATTAGGTGATCGTTGAACGATACGACAAACCCTTCGCCCTTTGTCTGTACGCCATTGATAGAGGTATGGAATGGGCGATAGGTGTTAGAGCGATACAAGCACTCGTGAAGGATGTCTTTTACCTGCTGAAGCTTCGTGTGCACGTAGAACAAATCACTAAGGATGGTCAGCGTCTCTTCTCTTAACGGCTCGTTTATGTATTGCGCGAAGTCTTGAGCAAAAGGTGACGTACCTTCCCTGATCGTTTTGTTTATGTAGGGCTTGAGCTTTACTTTGTAGTCCTTGATTACTTCGTAGCGCGAATCGGTAAAGATGTTCGGGCTCGTAGACAAGTGCACAGTGTTTAGCAGTGACAGGACTTCCTGCTGCTTCTCTGTTGGATAGTAGACCTCATGAAGACCAACCTTCGCAGGAATTAGGAAAACGTCTTTTGATTCTCTGAAGTAGTACAGCGGAGACTGTCCTGACTTAGAGCGAGACATCCGCCGGAGATCATTGCCGATGTACTCGGTGTGAACAACGATACCGAGCTTTGACTTCCTTACAGTGTCAGCAACAAAAGATTGATTACAAGAGTAGGTAACGGTGTTCGCGGTGAATGAAGCATCTTCGCCCACGGTATCTGCGGTGTACATGAGGTCACCTTGGAACACCCCCGTGACAGGAATGACCTTAGGCAGATGGCGGAAGGCGGCGGTTAACTTGCGTACCAAATTCTCGGAGTAGCCGTGGTTCTCCTGAATATCCTCTTCTGAAAAGTTTATCTTCGGTGTCTTACTGAAGAATGCTTTTGTTGCTACGAAGAACTTTGTGGTTTGAGGATCACGACCAAACACTACACTTGGGCTGCCGTCATACTTCTCAGTGATGGGTAGCTTCGTTTCAAGCGGATTGACAAGGAGTTTATGCAACTCCTTCAATAACAGCATGGTGTAAGTAAGTCCTGCACGTCCGCTGTTAATGATGTTGTCTTCAACATGCTCAAGATGAACAAGCTTATCCACAACCACGGTTTCTTTAACCGGAGATAGTGCTTTTGTTACCGTAATCTTCTTGCGTGGAGCAGCTTTGATCACATGCTTTCTCGGCTTCAGCGAGGATAACGTAGGCACCTTGGGCACCTTGGGCACCTTTGGCATCTTACGCATCAGAACGGGCTCCCCTGCTGTCGCACTGTCTCCGTTGTAAATGGCGAGTCTTGCTTAGTGAACTGTGGCAAACGCCAGCAGCGCACGGTACGGCCCTTCAAGAATAAGCTGATTGGTTCACCGCCGAGGTCACGCATACGCTGTGCCATCTTTGGTGCGGTCATGCCTTTAAAGTTGTTGCGCGTAAGATGTGCTTCCAAGTCTTTCATTCGGAAGTAGCACTTGCCATCTTCTGGTTCAATCCATGCACGGCCCATCAAGATTTCATCACGGTCCATTGCTTGCTGGATGTGCGTGGTGAATTCCTCGAGCAGGTCTAAGAAGCGGCCAGTAACCGAAGTATCTTCAGATGCTTCTGAAATTTGTTCTGTTTCGACCATCTCCTTGAGGAGGGCGTTGAGCATATTCTCCCAATCGTTTTTTTTGAGCGAAGGGGGAAGGATGTTAAGCTTCTCCAAGCAACTCTTCTGGAACGCTGCTTGGTTGAAGAGGCTATCCGTTTCCAATTCAATGCGCCTACCATTGATGTCCAAAAACCACAGAGGCGGTTCAGACGCATATTTAGATAGCGAGGAAAGAGTGGGCGAGTCGGGTCCATGGCCGCCAATCCCAAAGCGGCGAGTCCGGCATAGACTGCTGTTACAGAAACTATTGAGCGGCGCGTCTTTGCACTTATATCGGTACTCTTTTTTCTGAAGTTGTTTGATGACAAGTTGCACCTCATTATTCGGTAGTGGTGGGCCAAAGTACTTTAGGTTGTGCTCAACGATCTTATCTTCCCAACTCGAAGGCGCAAGCTTTTTAAGGTAAATGCCGATGTTAAAGAGCCCATTGTTGCGCGTTCCTTCAGGGAAGCCCTGTGAACAGAGAGCCTGAAGGCACGGCGGACCGTCTTTGATCGGAGCCTCTGCCACTTTCGGCGGCTCTGGTATGACAAGCGGTGCGGTTTGGGCGTTTGCTTCGTAAAGAGCAAAAAACTCTTCAAGCGTAGCTGACGAGCCGTCAGCATTAAATGCATAGCGTGTGCCATTGTCTCCCCCGAAGTAAGGAAGATTGAGGAAGTTGCCGGTGTCTCCCCGGTCCACGAGGATTTCAGCTTGCTTAGGGAATATCTCGCGCCCTGCTTCGCCCAACAGCGCAGCACAGGCTTTTAGATAGTCTTGCATATCGCGCGCCGGAATCGGCTCACGAACGAATAGGAAGCAGTGTGCGCCGCCAGATTTACTACGGCAGACAACCAGTGGGAGCTTTAGTGCCGCAATCTTCTGTACCAATCCTTTGTGATCAATTGGATACTGGTCAATGTCGATGCAGCCCCATATGCAAGAGTTATCAGCACGAATAGGGATAATGCCAAGGGAAGGATCAATACCAGCAAGATGACGTTCCCAAAGGTCATCCGTTGGAGGTTTACGTACAACCGTAGCCTGTCCCGCCTGTTTGCCATCTCCCCGCTCCGCCTTGATTATGTATGTGCCGTAGGCGATGTCGAGTCCACTGAAGATCGCCTTGAATTTTGTTATATCGATCATTCTCAATTCTCAGGAAAAGGTGGGGTACTCGCTGCGTCTGTGCCGCATTGCATCCAGTTAGTTACCGGCGCGGCGCACACAGCATCCGCTTTCCCCCGTAAGGCTTAGAACGGCGTTGCGGTATCCATCGCGTCTTCCGAAGCGTGTTTTACTTTCGCTTCGCCTGAGGTGACGGTTGCAGCAAACTGCTTCGCTGCAATGTACATGTCAGCATCTTCGATTGGACCAATCTTTTCCACTTCCCAGCCAAACCACTTGCCCTTGTCATTCGACTCGGCTTGCGTAGTCAAACGATACAGGTGGGAGAACATTGGCGGCGTGTAAGGACCGTTCTTGCCAATCAGCTTTGTAGACAGCATCATGCTGTTCCACTTGCGTGACTTCTTCAACTGCGTTGACTTCATTGTGATCAAGGCAGGTTCGGGGAAACCTTCCTCATTCACCACCATCACAAAGTGATTGGCGGTGTTTTCAATGTAGTTACCGTTGTCGAGATAATCTTTACTATCGCCGGGTTCCCGGTGCGTTCTGCTAAGGATATCGCTCGTTGCGGGATAGATAGCAACTGGTGCGCCCGAGCCTTGGCCGCGCGGTGCCCATTCGATGTATTGCCTGACATACGCACAGGGGATAACTGTAATCCCTTTCTTTCCATCGTATAACTGCCCTGTTACTGTGTTGTAGATCATCCCCGGCATCGCACCATCTACTTCACCAACCTCGGGGCTTGTGTTGGTTAGTAGTCGCAAGAAGGGTAGTGCACGATCTTCCTGCCCCATGTTTTCAAAACCGCCTTGTGCTGCATCCTCTTCAAATGAAACAGCGGTGGATACTGCGTATTGCTTCTTTTCTGCTAGTTCAGTCTTAGCCATGATTCACGCTCCTTGGTTCGTCTTACGATTTGATAGTTGCCTTGGACCCAACGTACAGGCCAAAGGTTTCCGACGGTATCTCAACGCCACGCTGGACCATATCTTTAGCCCAAGCTTTTAGCGTTTGAGGTTCAATCTTCTCCGTTTGCTCAACAGGGTAGTTTTGCTCACGCAGAAGGTTGATTAGGCTCTCGCACAGTTTGTCCTCGTTGCGACCAAACCGTACTGAGACAGTGTTTTTGATGATGTCATCGTAGCCATTGTCACGCAGCCATTGATAAGCAACTGCGCGGTTTTCCTCTTTGATGCTTGCAGAGTAAAACGGTTTGACTTCGATGGTGCTGCCATCGGCCATCTTGAAGGACTTCATGCCGAGTTCCTCAAGCATGGCAGGGATTGTTTCTTCCAGCAACTTGCGCTGCTGTTCTTTCCGCTCTTTGATTACCGTCTCAAACTCTTCGATTTCTTTCTCGAGAAGCTTGGCACGGCGCGCCAAAGCACCCACACTATCCAAGTCTTGGTTCTTGACTTGAAGTGCACCAGCATCCTGCTCAAACAGGCTATTAATGTTACTCATCACTCTCTCCATTCTCGGTTACATCGATACGAACCGGGATATACAAGAACTCCCGGCGGTCCCATTTTAGGGCAGTGTAGCGGCCCCCGTTATTGAAAGAAGCTATGGCGCACGCTAATCCGATAGCCACAGGGTCTCCCGTTAACAAAAGATAATCAGAATCGTTGAAATCCATTAGCTTCCGGCGCAGCTTCCTGACAACGGGAACAGTGGAAAAGGCGATCTGAGTGTTATGCGGCAGCAGAACAACAATCTCCCCAAACTGCATAGCGGGAGAGATGTTATGCGTAGGCATCTCTTGGACGACGAAGACTCGACTCACGTTTCTTTCTCCTTTCTAAAAACGTACAGAGAGTGTACAATAAAAATTCAGGTTGTCAAGTACCTGCTCATAGAAAGGAAGAAAGATGGACTACTTCGTAGACAAATACCCGTTTAAGAACAAGCCGTTCTTACATCAAGCCGCTTACTTGCAGCGTTTCTACAAACACGCTCAGGTGGCCCTGTTCGCCGAGATGGGGACAGGCAAGAGCTTCATGCTCATCAATAATGCCGCCATGCTGTACGACAAGGGCGAGATCAACGCCATGCTGATCGTCGCGCCCAAAGGGGTGTACCGAAATTGGTACAGCTCTGAAATCCCCAAGCATATGCCGGAGCACATCTCCTACAAGATGGCGTGTTGGAATGCTTCGCCGAGGAAGGCGGAAAAGGAGGAGATGGAGAACATGTTGGCCTCCGTCGATGACATGCGCATCTTGATCATGAACGTCGAGGCGTTCAGCACGGAGAAGGGTCAGCAGTTCGCCAAGATGTTCCTGCGCATCACCGAATCCTTCATGGCGATTGATGAATCCACTACCATCAAGAACCACACAGCCAAGCGCACGAAGGCCATCGTCAAGATAGGCAAAGAGGCGGTGTTCCGGAGGATCGCTACAGGCTCTCCTGTGACCAAAAGCCCATTGGATTTGTACTCTCAATGCGACTTTTTGGGCGAGGAATGCCTGAACCACACCAGCTTTTATACGTTCCAAGCACGGTATGCGGTCCTTGTAGAGCGCAAGATGCCGACCCACACCTTTAAGCAGGTAGTCGGCTACCGACACTTGGACGAGTTAAAGGACAAGTTGGACAGGTTCGCGTTTCGCGTTACCAAAGACGAATGCCTTGACCTGCCGGACAAGATTTACCTGCGCCGGGACGTAGAGCTAACGGATGAGCAGAAGAAGGCGTATGAGCAGATGAAGCTGATGGCGCTGTCTGTTCTGAGCGAAGGCTTGGTCAGTACAACGAACGCTCTGACACAGTTGTTAAGATTGCATCAGATCGTTTGTGGCTACGTCAAGTTAGACGATGGGCAAGAGATAGCCCTTCCGAACAATAGACTGCCGGAGTTGATGGACTTACTGGCAGAGTCCAGCGGCAAAGTCATTATCTGGGCCAATTACCGCAAGAACATTGAGGACATCAAGCTGGCGATCCAGAAGGAATACGGCATGACCTCGGTGGCCACGTACTACGGCGATACCAAGACGGAAGATCGGCAGAAGATTGTTGAGGAGTTCTCTGACCCAAAAAGTGAGTTACGCTTCTTTGTTGGCAATCCAACAACGGGCGGCTACGGCCTGACGCTGGTCTCCTCGCACACCGTGGTGTACTACAGCAATAGCTTTGACCTAGAGAAGCGGTTGCAATCCGAGGATCGCGCTCACCGTATCGGTCAGACTGAGAAGGTCACCTACATCGACCTGATCGCCACCAAGACGGTGGATGAGCACATTGTCAAAGCACTAAGAAACAAGATCGACATTGCCTCGGCAGTGCTAGGCGAACAACTGAAAGGATGGCTGATCTAATGCAACTCATACCTATTCGGAAGAAGTACAAGTACGAGAAGCTCGTTCGGGTGGACGGGGATAACGGCCGCCGTTATGTCTTGGAGGGGCAGGACCCGATGCCTAGCGTCACCACCATCCTGTCCGGCACCAAGGACCAGACCTTCCTGAAGGAGTGGGAAGAGCGGGTAGGCAAGGAGAACGCCGAACGAATCCGCAACGATGCGGCCACCGTAGGCACCCACATGCATGGTGTCGTTGAAAGACTATTGTTGAACAGGGCGCTTGATCCTCCGCGCACGTGGCTACAGGTCAAGGGTTACCGCATGGGCTATGCGCTAATAGAGCACTTTTTCCCGAACGTCCAAGAGGTCTGGGGTTCGGAAGTGCCTGTGTACTACCCCGGGAAGTATGCGGGGACCACGGACTGCGTAGCGGTATACAACGGCAAGCCGTCCATCCTCGACTTCAAGCAAGCCAATAGGATGAAGAAGCGGGAGTGGGTAGAGGACTACTTCTTACAGTTAGCCGCCTATGCCTTGGCGCATAACACGGTCCACGGTACAGAGATCGATCACGGCGTGATCTTGATGGTGGCGCAGGATGGGGAAGTACAGGAGTTTGTGACCTGTGGCCGAGAGTTCCAGCAGTACCAAGACCAGTGGATGCAACGGGTAGAGCAGTTTCAAAAAGACGGTGGTCCGTCACCTGAGCAGACCACCGTTAAAACACCGGACCCGTAAAGGGGAGAAGAAGTATTACGGGTCTCTCCCGGTGCCAACAGCAACTATTTCTTTCGGGCTGCGCGCATATTGTCCACAAGGTTCGGGTAAGGGCGGCCAGCCGCCTTTGCCATAGCCTTGGCGGCTGATTTCTTCTTTGACGAAAGCTTCTTTGGCTTGCCCAATCCTTCGGGACGTGGCTTATCCCATACTTGTTTTTTCATGATCACCTCTGTGGTTGATATAGCTGCCCCGGCGGGACAGGCTGCATTTGGCCGCTTTGAATTTGCCGACTACGTTGCTCCAATAAACCACTGATTGGATCGTTCGGGAACAATGCTGGATACATCAATGGTATCTGTGGCGGATTTACCGGAGGAGGTGGCATAGGATTCTTCGGCAACAATGTGCCGCTTGTCGGTGGCGCAGGAGGCAATGCGCGGAGCATCGATGCGGCCGTTTCACGTGAAACAACTGGCGCTTCTCTGCGGCCCGGAACTTCCCTGTCTTCCGTCACTGCACGGGAGGTTTCTTCTGCCAGTGCACGAGGAGGTATCAAGGCAGTGCGCGGGATGCCAATGCTCTCTAGCCCTGCAACCACTTTCTGTGCCTGTGCAGGGCTATTTAATGAGTTTAGGCTCTTCGCAAACGCTGGATCAGCCAATGCTTTAAGAAAAATTTTGTCAAAAATTTCACTTTCCACTGAAGACACTAGTCGAACCGTAAGCGCAAGCAATCCTGTTGCTGGGCTAATACGACCTACTGCTGTTTCACGAAGTGTAGTTGTTAAGAACTGGATACCGGAACCAAATACCTTACGTAAAGTCTGGTCCAACGAATTGAAGTCAGGAACCTGTCCCGTTACATCTGAAAAGGCTTCAACGCGACGTTGCACGTCAGCAAGCTTAACGAGGTTGTCAAAATGCTCCGTGTCTTTGTAGAGCACCTTCAACGACTTCTCGTTATTTTCCAAAAAGGTTTTTAAGGCCCCACCCTTTTTTGCCCCTTCTCCCGCCACATTAAATACAGAACGGCGCAGCGCAGCTAGGCGATCAGGGTCCTTGCCTAGTTCATCCACTAGCATCCGCATCACAGCAGGGTCCTCGATTGCCTTGGCCAAGACTTGTCTTGGGTCAGCGTCGGGACGCGCCACCTTACGTAGGATATTGTCTAGCTCATCGTTCTTTATCAGCACACGACGATCTTCTAGCTCACCCATGCGCTTGACGTAGTCATCAGCCAACGCAACTTCGTCCGTTAGCTTTGCTTGAATGGTGTCAGGCAAAGACTCAACAATGTTGCGGTTCTTGTCCAATACCGAACGAATCTTCTTCGGATCAACCAACCCATCTTGGTTAACCACGCCTTTGGAGCGCAGCCAATCCACCGTGCCTTTCATCAGTAGGTCGTCAAAGCCGGGGGTGCCGCCAAGACTTACCTGTAACTGTTGCAGGTTACGCGCATTACTAAACGCAACGCGCATCAAGTCTTCATTGGGCAGCAAATATTCATCGCCCCTCATCCGCTTTTGCGACATCAACAGAGGCAAGGACTGCTCGAATCCAGCACGGTAATCGGACAAGATGTTTTTCATGCCCTCATACTCGCTTTTAATCTTAGGGACGTGATCTAAGATTAACTTCTCAATGTCGTTATAAACCGCCTTACCTGTGTCAAGAATACGTTGCGCATCTGTAATACGTGAACTGCCTTTAGCCATTGCTCTGTTATATCGGATCAGCGCATCATTACGATAACGAGCAGCCGCCTCCAAGTAATCTAACGCTTCCGGCAGGTTGATGTCGATTGAGGTCGTATCCTCCACGGCAAGCGCAGCGTCTTCTTGTATCTGCTTTGGATTAATTTTTATAGGCTTGCCCGGAATACCACTGTATATAAAAGCCTCTCCTTTGTTGTTAACAGATAACTTCTGACCCGGGGCATCATACTGCGCCCGGGCGGTTTTAGGGATCTTTAAACTACTACCCTTCATTGCCAACATAGCTCCCTTACGAACAGATTCTTGTATGTCTGGGGCTAGGTCAAGTGCTTTAAATTGTGGAGCAAGCGCATTATCAAGAAACTCTTGCGTTTTTATCCTTTCCATCCGCGCTCGTGCCACATCTTGGCTTTGAATAAAGTTACGCAGGAAAGCAATAGGCTCAGGAATTGGAGTACTCTGAGAAGGCCGTTCTATAAGATATTTCTTAACTAATGCTTTTGCCGCCTCTTCCATATTTCGTGAAGGGTATAACGACTTCCCTTCTGATCTCGTAGATAGTTGCACGTTATCGGGGCCGATTGCTTGACGTAACCCCATGCGACGCAAGACGTTTTCACGCATCTTATGGTCGAACTCCATGGCACCCATTAACGAGCCACGAAGCTCATCGTTAATCATGTCCATGTTCTGCGGTCCAAGGCGCTCTGAAATTGCCATGCGTTCCGCTTCCGTTAAATCTTTTTGCGCAAGCAGCAGATTGTCAAACAAGGATTGGCGCTCTGCCTGTGCGGCCTTGAACGCTTCAATCATGGGCTGACGTGCTTCTGGTGCAAGTGAGTCAAAAAGCCCAGCAAACTTCAGTTGGTTTTCGTTGACCCTTTTCTTAAACTCAGCTAACTCTGTGGGGCCTAATTTTTTTATCAGTTCCGCTGTGCGCGCAAGTAGTTCAGGAGTCATGCGCTCTTCAGCCACATTAAACACGAAGCCAGCTTCCGGGAAGCGCGGGTCTTGCATTGCTAGTTCTAATTGTTTTATCGCAGCTTGTGCGTCCGGGCTTTTTTCAATCGGTCCAAACACTTCAGACAATTTGCTCTCTGCATTTTTCTTCAGCATTTTTGGAGCGATACGAATAATAGGTAGCCGCCAAGGTCTAGGCAATGTACTTAGAATTTCGTCTGTATCGCCTTGCCCGGATATTGCGCTTTGTATCTTTTTATTGACAGCTTTCCCTGCCATTACAGAAGGCAAGAATTGAACAGCCATTGGCAATCCAATGAATGCGCCCATAGGAAGCAGTTCTTCGTATAGCTTTTTGTTTGGGTTATCGTCACTGACGTTTTCAGTTACCGCTTGACGAAGCCCTTCATAACCTGCACCAAACGCGATATCAATGGCCAAAGCCGCTCTCGGATTTCTTTGAACAAATTTGATAGCATCATCTGCAATTCCTTTCAGCACTCCCGTTTTAGCGGTCTGTGCAGTAGTTACCATTGGGCGCATACGAGCGGCAAAGGCAAGTGTCCCAGTAAGTGGCATTGCTCCACCCATACCTTCAAAGAATGCACGTGCATAACGCTCTTCAGAACTGCGCGGCGCAGTTTCTTCTACCCCTGTCAGTGCCTTGCTGACGTTCTTGTTAAAGAACTTGCCAAGGGTGAATACTTCTTCTTCGTTTAGCCCTAGCCCTCTACCAATAGCAAGAGTAGCAGCGTCAGGCAAAGCAAAAAGGGCTGATTGAAAGCCCCATGTAGCATTTCTTAATATCCCATTGACACGATCCCCTTCCGGAATGGCGGCCTGAAAACGTGGCGATCTTGTAGACGCAGTGGGAGGTGCGGCACCCGGGGTACGGGCAACGATGTTCCCTGTGTCTAGATCAATTACTTCGCCATTTAGGGTCTCAATAGGGGTCATTGCTTCACCAATTGTCTTATTTTTTCAACAGAAACAGGGGCAACGCTTCCATTAGGCGTTTGTAAATAGACCGCAGCATTTGGTGCTTGTGATTTACCAATCACATCAGCCAAATAACGATACAGTTTTTGGCGCTCTGTGGGGTCATTACTTACGATGAACGGGTCATTCTGTGTACCGGTAGAAGGAACTTTCATGACTTCATTCGGCATCCCCGGAATGAGCTTCATCAGTTTTTCTTGCCGCTTGTTACGAAGATAGGTCTCAAGCACAGCAAACTGCTTTGCAGCGCGCTCTGAATTCTGGAAGAAGCCAGTAGGATTGTTAATGTCATTTAACAATTCTTTTACCCATTCTTGCTCTTGGTTTGACAACCTTCCATCATCATTAGTCGCCGCCATCGCTTTTTCTAACTGTTGAGCGTTTAATCGTAAGTTAGCCACAACTTGATCTTGCTTGAGATCAGGCTTTACCGTGCCGAAAGCGACAGGAACAATGATGTTGTTAATTTTGTCCACGACCCACGTGCCGGGACTAAATGCATCGACGTACTGTCCACGAACTCGGTTAAGTGCTTGCAGACTGCTGTCAGCCTCGCCTACTTGGTTTTGAAGTTTTTTACGGGTGGTCTCATCCTCTGAAGCAGTAAATGGAGATTGACCTTCTCTAACAACAAATGGGTTGGTAGTTGAATTATTAGTGTAAGGGCTGTTAAGCATCTGCCCTAAAACACCGTTTGGACTAAATGCATCTTCCCTAATACCATATTTAATAAAATTACCACTCTTCGTCTCATACCTAGACATCCCAACGCCAATGTCTTTTTCAATAGGCTTCCCGCCTCCCCCCAGTTCAAGCACTTTAAGCTGGTAATCGATATCCCCTTTAAGAACATCTCTCCGTAGGCCGTAGTCCTGTCTAATTTTTTCAATCTCTGCCCTAGAAGTAGCGTTAAGCATAGCAACCGCCGCTCTGCTCTGCGCCTCAAGGATTGCACGTTGAATATCCTTGGCGTACTTGTCTTCCAACTGAATGCTTTGCGCTGCTTCGGACAAGGCTGCGGAACGAATCTTGATGCCACGGTCCTTGGCCTGTGCAGCAAGTGCCGCAAACCCTCTTGGTAGGCCAGACGCTGCTTGTGCGATTCCGACAGCCAAGGTAGGTGCGTAAGTAGAAGCTAATTTGAAGCCAGCGTCAGCTAACAGGAAGAATGCATTGGCGCGCATGTCAGACTTAGTGTCGCCAATAATTTCCCGGAAAGTGGACTCAACCTCACCAAAACGCTTTTTAAGACGTTCGCCATACGTAGGCGCTTCTGTCTTTTTCTCGTCTTTTAGTAGGTCTTTGATAGCCCCGGTAATTTCTTCTCTAGACGGCGGAGTTTTTCCGGCCGTTGTGTCCCCTAAATTGACCAAAGACACAGGCGGCTTTTCTAATTTCTTGACGTTACTACGGCCCATCGCATCAAACGGCGTGGACAAATCAACCATTGGCTCGTTCATGACCACGTTAATGGTGGACAACGACGGAGGCTCTTGGCCCGGAGGC